AGCCAAACGACCGACGCGAACGGGGCGACGATCAGCATTTCGGCCGCGGGCGGCGGCGCAGGGCAGTTTTCGGCGGGTATGTCCACGCAGGGCAACACCGCAGGGAACACGGGGGTCACGGGCACGCGCCTCGTCTTTGTCGGCACTGGGCCGGTGTCCCTGTCGCAAACGACTGACGCGAACGGCGGGACGCTTTCGATCAACGCCCCTGCGACCTCGAGCCTAGTCGGAACGTCTGGCATCAGCATTTCGTCGAACGGCTCGACGATCTCGGTGCAGCCTGTCCCCATGTCGGAGTGGTATCGCGGTTACGGGATCACGGCGGCTGGCTCGAACATCGCCACCAACTCCATGTCGATCGTGCCCTTCACGCTCGCGTGGCCCCTTGCCGTTTCGCAGGTCGAGTTGGCGGCGAGCCTTTCGCGCGCGACGCAAACGAACACGAGTTCGGGCGGGTTCAGCATCGGGATCTCCGCGGTTCTGTACTCGCGGACTGGCTCCACGCTTTCCTCGATCGCGTCGGGCTCGATGACGATCAGCACGTTCCACCAGAGCAACTCGACCTCGAGCATCGGCAACGCGCGCAAGTTCAGCCTCTCGCTCAACGCGGGGCAGACGCTGACGCCGGGGCAGTACTGGCTGGGCCTGCACGTCAGCACGACCACGGCGGGCCAGACGAGCCTTGCGCTCGGGCTCTCGATGGGCGTCATCCCGACGTGGGCAACCGGCTTCGGCGCGGCGAACTATCTCGGGTCGAACACGACCAACACGCGCGGCATCCTGCCTGGGCAGGCGGTGATCGCCACCGCGGCGACGCGCGCCAGCATCGCGTTCTCCGACATTACGGGGCACTCCGGCAACAGCGCCTCGCTCGCGAACGTCTGGTTCGGGCTCCGCAGTCAAGCGGCGGTCTGGTAATGGCGGCCGCGATCAGCCTCGGCCCCACGTCGTTCCCGGTCGGCTCGCGGCAGTTCGAGGTCGATTCCCTGCCGGCCGACTCCGAGGGCTTCGAGCTTGTGCTCGGGATCGGCGCTGCGTGGCGCGCCACCGCGCCCGGGCCGCTCGCCCGGATCGACGTGGAAATCTCGCTCAACGGCTCGACCTTCCAGCCGTGGATCGGCGTGCAGCTGCAGGGCGGCGATGTGCGGACCCCGACGGGCGCGCAGCTCGGCGCGTGGAGCATGAAAGCGTTCTGGCCGGGGGAACACGATGGGAGCGCCAACCCGTTCGGCCGGCGCAAACTGCGCGGGCTCGCCCTCCGGGCCACGGTGACGGTGTTTCAGGCCTTCCAGGCCGAGAGCGTGCTGCTCAGGACGATCTAGATGGCGGTCGCCTACCGCAGCGACACGGGCGTTCTGGTGGTGACCGCCGGGACCGGGCAGCAGAGCCAGAGCTTCGTGTCCACGCAGCCGAGTCCCGGCGATCTGGTGGTGAGCGGCGGGGCGGGGTTGAACAGCGCGGCCTGGTCGGCGACGGTCAGCGACAACCAGGGCAACACCTATTCCCGCGCGGTCGGGATCGAGTCCGACGACGGGGACACGAGCGAGCCCTACGGTGGGTCCGAGCCGGTCGCGCTGATCCACTACTGCCCGAACGTCGCCTCGAGCGGCACGTTCACTGCGCGCTGGCAGTGGTCGGCCTCCGACAGCGAGTACATGACGGTGGGGGCGGTGGCGTTCTCGGGCGCCGCGACGAGCAGCCCCCTCGACGTGACGGCGAGCAACTACCACGCCGCATCGGCGCGGTCCTCGACCTCGAGCGGCACCACGGGCACGACGGCGAATGCGGACTCGGTTGCAGTCTCGGCGCTTGCGATCAGCGCCAACGGCGAGTGGGGGCCGTTCACGACGACCGGCTGGACCCAGATTAGCGACCCGGGACTGCCTGGCCTCGGTGGCGGGATCGCTTACAAGATCCTCTCGGCTACCGGGACGCAGGAGCTGACCTGGACCTACAACACGACGACGACCTCAGACACGAACCACGCGGCCTGCATCGCGGTGTTCAAGGGCGCCGCGCCGGTGGGGGCCACGCTCGCCTGGTTGCGCGCCTAGTGCGCGCAACACCACGGCTGCCTTACCATTGCGGCCCAGGAGGTCGTTATGGACGAAAGCACGTCTTACCCCGGGCTCGGGCCCCAAAACGTCGTCACGTTCGTGCCGGGCGCGTTTCGCGTCGGGCAGGTCGTCACCCACAAGACCCAGCCCTACCTGCGAATGGTCGTCGTCGAGGCCCTGCACGACCCGGCGGCCGTGCTGCGGGGCGCGCGGCAAGCCCCGGCCGCCTATATGTGCTCCTGGTTGACGCCGGACGGGCGGCGCCTGGATCGCTTTCTCCCGAGCGAATTGCTCGGCGCTCAGGAATGAGCAAGCCCGAGCTCATCATCGCTGACTTCGAGGGCGAGAACGCCCGCAACTTCGGGCAGGTCAGGCAGCGGCTCATCAAGGGCGGGGGCTGGAAGAAGCAGCGCATCGTGCTGGTGGCGCCGATCGCTGCGGTCTGGCCGAAGGTACTCCTGTCCTGGTGGAACCTGCTCTGGCCGGCGAATCAGCCGGTGGTGAAGATCATGGCGGTGGGGCAGGAGGTCGGCGAGGCCTACTCCCAGGCGATCGAGGCGATCCTCGCGCACCCTGATCTCGCGCAGTTCGAGTACCTGCTCACCATCGAGCACGACAACACGCCCAAGCCCGACGGGGTGCTGCAGCTGCTTCAGGCCTTCGAGGAGCGCCCGGAGCTCCACGCGATCAGCGGCCTGTACTTCACGAAAGGCTACGGGGGCGTGGCGCAGATCTGGGGCGACCCGAACGACGCGAGCAACTTCCGTCCGCAGGTTCCGCCGGAGGTTCCGGGCGTGGTCGAGTGCTGGGGCATCGGGATGGGGTTCGCGCTCTGGCGCCTGGGGATGTTCAAGGACTCGCGACTGCGCCGGCCCTGGTTCAAGACGCTGGACGGGCGCGATGGCAAGGGGGTGGGGACGCAGGACCTGTACTTCTGGGGGGACGCCCGGAAGTTCGGTTATCGCTGCGCGGTCGATACCCGGGTGCGTGTGGGGCACTACGATCACGAGGGCAAGTTCGGGCCGGCGGGCATGGTCTGGTAACGGAGGAACGATGCGAAAAGCGAATCGGAAACTGGCGGCGAAGCGCGCGGCGCGGGCGCCGCAACTGCTCAAGCTCGATCTGGGGTGCGGCGGGAATCGGCGGGAGGGCTATCTCGGCGTGGACCGCATCCCAGGCGGGAAGGTGGACCTGGTGCTCGATCTGGTGGCGCGCACGTCGAGCGGCGTGTTCCGACCCTGGCCGTGGAAGGACAACTCGGTGGGGCGGGTGCACTGCTCGCACATGCTCGAGCACCTGGATCAGGAGGAGCGCGCGCATTTCGTGCGCGAGCTGTATCGGGTGCTCGCGCCGGCAACGCCCGGCACGACGCCTCCCGACAACTGCGCGGAGATCATCACCCCGGACATCTTCTCGGAGCGGGCCTACGGCGACCCGACCCACAAGATGCCGCCGGTCTGCGGAATGTGGTTCAACTACCTCGAGGAGTCGTGGCGTCGCTCGCAGGCGCCGCATACGGACACGCCCGACTGGTACAAGGGCGTCAACTTCTCGATCACCTGGGGCTACGGCCTGCGGCCTGACCTGGCGCAGCGTGACGACGAGTACCGCACCTACGCCCTGACCAACTATGTCGGGGCGCGGACTGACATGATCGCGACCTGGGTCAAGGTGGTGAGGCCGAAAGGATGATCGGCGGCTTCCAGGTCGGGCCCTTCCAGCCGGCGTACCAACAGGGCGAGCTGGTCCAGCAGCCGGCCGGCGGGTCGGTGCGGTGGTGGCTCGGCAAGCGCATCGACGAGCACTACGCGGCCCTCGAGCGGCGCGCCCCCGAGCAAGCCGCAGCCGAGGCGCTCGCCGCGGTGCCGGAGCCCGAGGAGCGCGAGGCGCTGCTCGACGCGGCGGTGGCGCTGCTCGCCGCGCGGGCCCCGGCCGCAGCGCCCGACCACGACCTCGAGCGCATGGCGCGCGGCTTGACGGCGGAGGAAGTGGCGGCGATCCTGCGCGATGCGCGGGCGCGGCGTATCCTGCGCGAGGACGAAATCCTGCTATTCCTGATGTGAGGCCCGAATGGACCTGCACCGCATCCTGATGCAAGAGAACAACGGCTCCGGCGGCGATGCCGGCGGCGCCCCCAGCTTGCCACCGGCGTCCGATCCGGCGCCAGCAACTCCCTCCGGCGCGGGCGGCGCCGGGTCGTCCACGCCCGCACCGTCGCCGTCTGGCGGCGGCGCTCCTCCTCCCGAGCAGGGCGGCGCCGGTGGCACCACGCAGACGATGCAGGACGCGATCGCCTCCGGGTTGAAGGAGCTACAGGAGGGCGCGCGTCCAGCGCCCCGCAAGCCCAAGGCCGAGGTCAAACCAGGCGAGCAGCCCGCAGGCAAGCAGCCAGACAAACGCGGCAAGGGCGCTGAGCTCGAGGACGTGACGACCCCACCGGAGGGGCTCACGCCACGGGGTCAGGAGCGATGGAGCAAACTGACCGATACGCTCAAGCAGAAGGACGCTCAACTCGAGCAGCGCGCGCAGGAGATCCAGCAAGCCAGGTCCGAGGTCGATACCATGCGCGGCCTCCTCCGCGAGGCTCGGGCAACGCCCGAGGACTTCGGCGCGGCGCTAGAGTACATCAAGGCGGTCCGCACGGGGGATCTGGCAACGGCCGAGAAGCTCCTGATCGCCCAGCTCCGGGAGATCCAGGTGGCCTCCGGGCGGACGATCGAGCCGAACGCGCTCGACGCGCTGGCCGACTTCCCGGACCTGCGCGAGGCGGTCGCCAAGTACGAGATCACGGAGGAGCGGGCGCTCGAGCTCGCTCGCGCCCGGCGGCAGGAGGCCGCGCGCACCGCGGCGCAGCAGGCCCACCAGATGAACGCGCAGCAGGTGGCCGCGTTCGTCCGGGAGCGCGACGGGGCCGTGAACACCATCCGGGCGATGGTCCAGGCCTGGAAGGAGTCGGATCTTGACTTCGGCCTGAAAGAGCCTAAGATCGCCGAGAAAATCGGGCGGCTGAAAGCGATGCCGCCCCGGTTCTGGCCTTCGCAGATCAAGCAGTTCTACGAGGACCTGAACGATGCGATCAGTTTGACCGGCGGCCTGAAACGGCCGGCCGGGCCGCCCCAAGGCGGCGCCTCGGCAAGACCCTTGTCGGGCGGCAGCGGACCGAACGGCCCCGCGCGAGCCCCGACAACGATGATCGAGGCGATCCGCGCCGGGCTGGGAAAGGGCTGATCGCACCGCCCGCGTGACGCGGGCGAAAGGCTGTATCTGCCGGCAACGCCTCCGGCGAAAGACTGTAGCAGCGGCTCGTCCCCGCGTGGCTCACTTTCGCAACCTAATGGAGGCTCTCATGCCCTTTACCGCACAGGAGATCCAGGACGCCGGGAAAATCGGCCTGGATTTCTACCTTCGCAACAAGCCGATCGACCAGGTGGCGATCGAGCGCCCGCTGCTGCGCGCCCTGCAGTCCAAGAAGAAGGACGCCCCGGGCGCGAAGCAGTACATCGTCGAGCAGCTGCGCTACCGCTACCAGAGCAATTTCCAGTGGTTCAACGGTTCGCAGGTCGTCACCTACAACAAGCGCCAGTCGATCGAGCAGGCCCTGTACGCCTGGCGCTCCGCTCACGACGGGTTCGCCCTCGACGAGGATCGTCTGGCGCAGAACGGCATCAAGGTGAACGAGAACACGCAGGCCACCTCGAGCGCCTCGGACGCCGAGATGCTGCAACTGACCAACCTCATCGAGGAGCAGGCGGAGATTCTGCGCCTGGGTTTCGAGGAGAAGTTCGGTCAGGCGCTGCACCTGGACGGCTCGCAGAGCTCGGACGCGCTCACGGCGCTCGACGCGCTGGTATCGCTCACCCCGACAACGGGGACCGTCGGCGGCATCGACCGCTCCCAGGCGGCCAACGCCTGGTGGCGCAACCACGCGGCCACGGGCCTGACCACGACCACGACCACGGGCGACATCCTCGACAAGATGGAAATCGCCTGGCGGGCGTGCGTGCGTAACGGCGGGCGCCCGAACCTCATCATCGCGGGCGAGGACTTCATCGACGGGTTCCGCAACTTCATGGTCAAGACCTACGGGCGGATGGACTACGGTCCGTCGGGCTTCCGCAAGGTCGAGGGCGGCACGGACATGCTGTCGTTCCACGAGGTCGAAATCCAGTGGTCGCCGGAGTTCTCGGACCTGGATGACATCTACGGGCCGGCGACGACCTGGAAGAAGCGCTGCTACTTCCTCAACACCAACTTCCTGCGGCTGCGGCCGCTCGAGGGGCACGACATGGTGACGAGGAAGCCCCCGCGCGCCTACGACAAGTACGAGTACTACTGGGGCCTCACCTGGCGCGGCGCTGTCTGCATGAGCCGCTCGAACGCGCAAGCGGTCCTCGCGGTCGCGTGAGTCTGGCAATGCAGCAATCCCCGGGCCGCGCGGTGCGGCCCGGTTTTTTCAGGAGAATCCGATGAGCAAGCGAGTCCTGGTCCTGATCCGACGCTCGGGCGATGGCGCCCACGTCACCGACAACACGCCGGTCGTCTGCTGGGAGCACGAAATCCCCATCCTCGAGGAGGTTCACGGCGGCGAGCAGCCGACGGTGCCCGGGGAGGGCGTGGTGCAGGTCGTCGAGGACTACGAGATCCTGGTCGATCGGACCTTCAAGAGCTTCAAGACCAAGGCCGGCGAGACCGTCACGCGGTCGGACTTCCTCGCCCAACGCGTCAAGGAGCTCGGGCTCGATCAGGAGTTCCGGGGCGAGCCGAGCGAGGAGTGGTCCCGGATGATCGCGATCTACGGGATGCACCCCGAGGTCAAGATGCCCTACGTCGAGAAAGTCTACGGTCCGTTCCGCGAAGGGCGCTTCACCGATGCGTGCGGCACCGAAACGCTCGAGGACCTCAGTCTGCCGCGGCTGCGGGACATGGCCGAGGACATGGGCGTGGCCTACTCGCCGAGGGACAAGAAGGAAGCGATCGTTGCGGCGGTGCGCGCGGCGCGCGAGGCGATGCGGGTGGACGCCGAGCAGGCCGAGAAGAAGCAGCGGCGCGCGGCCTGATCGGGCAGTCTGATGGCCTACCGCACCCTCTCGGATCTTCGCAGTGCGCTCGCTGCGCGCCTGGGCATGGGCGCGCAGGGCGCCGCGGGCGGCGTCATCGTCCCGAACCTCAACGCGATTCTCTACAGCGCGCAGGTCCGGCTGTACTGGAAGCAGGACTGGGACGAGCTCATGGCCTGGTCGGACGAGACGTTGCCGGCCGGGGAGTCGCTGCTCGATTACCCAGCCTGGTGCGAGCCGCGGCGCATCCTGCGAATCAGCGTCAACCGTGGCACCTCCGGGGCCCCGCTCTGGTCGGAGCCCCTCAAGAAGGGCATCGACATCCCGGACTACAACGACCTGGCGATCGTGGTGGACTATCCGAGGAAGTTCAACGCCTTCGCGCAGCTCGAGTTCCTGCCCACCTATTCGCAGGACTGCACGTTGCGGATCTGGGCGATGAAGCCGCTCGAGCGCTTCACGCAGGACAGCGACCGCACGACGATAGACGACGAGCTGGTGTTCCAAGACGCCCTTGCCTACGCGAAAGCCCACTACCGGCACCCCGACGCGCAGGCGGTCGCCGGCCAGGCGGCCGACCTCCTCGCGCAGGTGCGGGGAGACTCTTTTCAGGGCAAACGCTTCCTGCCGCGCGATCGTGCGGTGCAGGAGTACACGAAACCGAAAGTCGTCTAGGAGATCACGATGGACGCAAGCATCACGGGCAACGCCTCAAACCGGACGACGACCGGCACCGTCAAGGCAGTGGCGGGCGAACTCCTCGGGTTTTACGTCAACTCGACGACCTCCGGGACGCTGGTGCTGCGCGACGGGGGCGCCGGTGGCACGGTGCTCTCGGGGACGATCACCCCGGCGGTGGGCTGGCACTTCTTCCCGGTGCGCTTCGTCACCGATCTGCACGTGACGATCGGCGGCACGGCGCTCGACGTGACGTTCATCTACAGGTGAGGCGGCCATCCCCTCCGTCGTCTACGATCGCTTCGAGGTCGGTCTCGATGTTCGGCGCCCGCAGTCGCTCACCGAGGCCAGCCGGCTTCGCGAGCTCACGAACGCCTACGTCACCGTAGGGCGCACGATCCGCAAGCGCCCCGGGCTCGCGCACGTCGCCACGCTCGAACCCGGCACCAAGGGGCTGCGGGCGGCCCTGGGCAGTCTCAACACGTTCCACGAAGCCGGCACGATCAGCCACGCGAACGCCCTGTTCACGGCGCGGCGCGTGCGGCACCCGACGCCCGGCTCGACCGCGGTCAAACGGGCCTGGTATGCGGACGCCTTCCTGGGCTACATCTATGCCTCGATCGAGTACGAGGATGGCTCGATCTGGCACCACTACCTCGACGGCTCGTCGGCAACCTACATCGCCGATGCGAATTGCCCCCACGGCAAGGCTGTGACGAAGCAGGCGGGGAAGATCTGGGCGAACAAGAAAACCTCGCCGCTCGACGTGGTACGTTTCAGCAAGGCGAACGATCCGCGCGACTGGACGACGGCCTCCGACGCGGGCTATCTCGCCGTGGGCCTGCAACAGGAGGGGGCGCAAGACTGCTACGCGCTCGGCCAGTTCCAGAACCAGATCGTGTGCTTCTTCGCCGACGGCGCGCAGGTCTGGGACGTGGACCCGAATCCGGCCTTCAACGTGCTCAAGCAGCGCATCTTCGGGGTCGGGACGCGCTATCCCCTCACCCCGACGAGTTTCGCCTCGGACGTGTTCTTCCTGGCCGACGTGGGCGTGCGCTCGGTGACGATCAACACGCAGACCGACAACTACCTCGACGTGGACGTGGGTTCGCCGATCGACGAGCTCCTCACCACCATCGACGCGAACGGCGACCGGGTGGTGAACGTCGGGACCTACGAGCCGATCGCCCTCTACGTCCCCGGGCTGCAACAGTTCTGGTTGTTCGTGGGCTCGACGGTCTGGGTCTACACCTTCTCCCGCTCGGCCAAGGTGGCCGCATGGGGCAAGTACACGATCCCCTACACGCCCGACGACGCCGCGGTGTTGAACAACCGGGTCTACATCCGGGTGGGCGACGAGGTGTACCGCTTCGCGCCGGGGGCCTACGATGACGTGGGGGCCCTCATCCCGGTGCGGATTCGCCTGGCCTACCTCAACGCGAAGCAGCCGGGGATGCTCAAGCAGTGGACGGGGGCAGACTGGAACGTGGTGGGCACGGGCGGGGAGATCGAGTTCATCTGGGACCCGAACGACGACGCGAAGATCACGAACATGACGCCGATCTCGGGGGCGAGCGAGGAGGGCGTGCTGCAGCCGGTGGAGGTCTGCTCGGTCGGTCTGGCGCCGGTCATCACTCACCAGGCCGCCACCGAGTTCGAGTTCTCGCGCCTGCAACTCTACTACGAGGTCCTCGGCCCGGTATGAGCAATCTCGTCATCAGCGCAGCGCTGCCCGAGGACCTGCTGGAAGTGGCGCGCAGCCTGCGCGGGCGCGATCGTGTGGGTATCCAGGCTACGGGGCGCGAGCCCGGCGAGGCATGGGCGATCGAGTGCCTGGCAAGCGGGGCGCGCGTCTACACGCTGCTCGAGGCCGGCTATCCGATTGCCTGCGCGGGGTTCTCCCCCGAGCGGCCCGGCGTGCTCGGGGTGTGGCTCGTGGCGGTGCGCGAGTTCGATCGGCGCTACGCGCGGATGCTGGTGCGGGAGGGCCGGCGGCTGCTCGCCGCGCACCTGCGAAACGAGGCGGTGCACCGCCTCGAGACGACCTGCCTCGCATCCTGGGGCTCGGCGGCGCGCTTCCTCGAGGCGCTCGGCTGGCGCGCCGAGGGGCTGCATCGTCGGGCCGGGGCGAACGGCGAGGATTTCATCAGTTGGGCGATCGTGAAGGAGTAGAGCATGGCGACGTGGGACAACTGGCAGGGCTGGGAGACGCCCAACTCGGTAGCGGCCCGGCAGCGTGCCCTTGCGGCGCAGCGGGCCTATGAGGACTACCTCGCCGGCGGTCGCGGCGTGGTGGAGGGCACCGGCGGGTGGGGGCCCGACGAAGGCCCGAGCACGCAAAGCGAAGCGCCCGGTCCGCTTCCTGCCGAGGAGTTCGAGGGGCAGGTGTTCGGGGAGCTCGCGCGGCGCGCGGGGGTCGCCTCGCCGGAGGAAGCCCGGCAACTCTACGACCAGTACATCGCCTCGGTCGGCGGGATCACGAATCCCGGCTACCGGCAGTTCTTCCCGGTCGATGCGCTGCTCGCCGACCCGCGCTACGCGGACAAGTTCGGCCCCGAAATGAGAAACTGGTGGCAAGAGGCGAGCCAACCGGCGCGCGAGTACGCGGAGGCCTTTCCAGGGATGAAAGCGAGCACGTTTTCCAAAATCATGCCGGCGCTGTCGGTGATGCTGCCCTTCGTGCTGCCGAACCTGGGCGTGGCGCTCGGGCTCATGTCGGCGCCGGGCGCGGCGCAGATGATGCCGGCCTTCGCCGACGCCGGCACTGCGGGACTGGGGCAGGCCGCGGGAAGTGTCATCCCGCAAGGGCTATCCTCCGCCGCTCTAGCGGAGGACCCGATTGGTGGTCTGATCCGCCTCATTGAAGCGAATCCAGGGGCAAGCTCGGCACAACTGGACGCCATGATGCGCTCGATCAACCCAGCTTTCGGGGGTGGTCTGGGCGCCGGATCGTTGGAGGCGGGTGGCGGCGTGCCACAGGGTGGTCTGTTCGGCCGCTACGGCCTCGGCCTACAGGGCAACGACCTTGCCGTGCAGAGCTTGCTGGATTCGTGGGGCAGCCAAGTGTCCGGGTGGGAAACCCTTTCCGGCTTCGATCAGGTCGGCGACATGGGCGGCGCCAAGTACGACCAGATGATGCAGCGCGCCGGGGGCGCAGGGCAGGAGAGTTCGCTCCTCGACCGCGCGCGCTCCTGGGCCGCCGAGCAACTCTCGCCCGAGAACATCACCCGCCGCACCCTGTCCGACGCCCTCGAGAAGGGGCTCGATCGGTTCATGGGCGATCAGGGTCCCGAGGGATTCGGCGACCTGTACCGCTCCCAGCGGGAGCGCAGCGACACGGGCCTGGGGAGTTCGATGACGCGGGAGGAGTACATCGAGTGGCTCAAGGACCAGGAGCGCATTCGCGCGGCGCGCCCCGAGGTCACGAACCTCCAGCAGTTCAAGGACGAGGCCGAGCGGCAACTCGGGTTCTCCGTGGCGCGAGGCGGCATTCAGGAGTCGAGCGCCGAGAAGGAAGGCCTCGCGCAGATCCAGGGCATCAGCGAGGAGTTCGACGAGCGGGTGCCCGAAGTGCAGGCGAAGGTAGACGCGGAGATCGGGCAGCTCGAGACCGAGCTTGCGCAGCAACGGGCCGGCGGCGCGCCGTCCAACACGATCGAACAGGCCCTCGCCGAGCTCCCGGCGCAGGCGATCGAGAACGTGCAGGCGGCCGGCACGTCGGTGACGCCGGACTACTCCCAGGTCGATCTGGTGCGACTGGCCGAGCAGGTTCAGGCCGGCAAGAAGCGGAAGATGCCGCGGCCGTGGCTGGGCGAGGCCTTCACGCCGGGCGCCGAAGGGGTGGCGAGCAGCTTCGAGGGGGAGGTCGTGCAATGAGCGCGGAGGGGTTCTTGCACCAACCGACTGGGTTGCCCGTCCGGCGGGAAGAGGACACTTCTCTTGCCGAGCCAGAAGGGCGAAGGGCGATAGTGTCAATCCTACCACGCGATTCCCTCGAAGCGAGGCTATGCATGCGCGATATGAATGCATGGACGCGTACCTCATTGTTATTCCTGGCTGTTCCAGAGCCGATGCATTCCAAAAAATCATTTGACAGGCGCTCGCGGACGAAGCGCCGCGGAGGGTGGGTGCAATGAGCACGTTCTCAGGACTGTTCGGCGGCAGCAAGTACAAGCCGCAGGTCGCGACCTACGCAAGCGATCCCGACGTGCAGAACCTCTCGCGCTCGCGCGAGGCGATCAAGGGGATCTTCGCGGGGATGGACCCGAATCGGTACACGGACATCCGGCAACGCAACGTCGATGCTGCGGTGGCGCCGCTCGTCGAGCGGCGGGCCGACGAGGATCGTCTGCTCGGGTTCAACCTTGCTCGCGCGGGGCAGGTCGGCGGGAGTCAGGACGTGGAGGGCCGCAAGCTGATCGACCGGGCGGCGACCGATCGGGCGCGCGCGATCGAGCAGGGCGGGATGGAGGCGGCGAACGCGCTGCGCGGTGCGGACACGCAGGCGGAGATCGGGCTCACCGGGGGCGCTGGCGGCATGGCGGCGGCCGGCAGCTCGATCAACGACGCCCTGGCGCTGCTCAAGGCGAACCAGGACGCGGCGCTGCGCTACGGATCGGGGCAGGTGGCTGGGCAGGCGATGGCCGACCTGACCTCGCTCTACCCGGCCTCGCGCATCGGCGCGGGGCGTGCGCGGGGGCGCACCGAGGCGCAACGGTTACTCGATGCGGTCCTGGACCCGACGCGGAGGAACCTCGGATGAGTGACCTGACCAGCATGTTCTCCGGCGCGCCGACGCTGCCGGTCGATGTTCCTGACTGGAATTACCTCCCGCCGGCCAAGAGTACCGGCTGGCTCGACTCCTTCGGGCGGGCGGCCACGGATTTCGGCAAGCAACTGCTGCGGCCCGAGGCGCTGGTCCCGGCGCTCGCCTCCGGGGCGGGCTACCTCATGCAGGCCTCGGCGCTGCGTGACGCGCAGAAGCAGGCCGACCAGCTTGCCGCGGGCGCCGAGGAGGAAAACCGAGCCCTGACCCAGCGCGCGCAGCAGATGGCCGAGCAACGCGCGGCCGAGCGGGTCGCCGCGACGCGCAACTACGCGCCCCTCGAGGCGGAGATCGAGGGCAACGTCCGCTCGATCGAGCAGGCCGTCACTCCCTCGCTGCCGGCGCGTGCCGGGAAGATGCCGGCGGAGTACGGCCAGGCGGTCGCGGCGACGGCCAACACCGAGGCCGCGCGCCGCGAGCAACTCCGCAAACTCTTTGCGCGCATGGTCGCGCCGGGGCAAGCCGAGACACTCGAGCAACTCAAGGACGCCCGCTTTGCCGGCGATCTGGGCGCGCTCGGGCAACAGCAATCCATGCTCGGCGCCAAGAATCGCACCCAACTCTCACGGGTGAGCCCGAGCGGGGCGAAGATGGTGGGCGGTGGTCTGCTCGGGCAAGTCGGCGCGGCTTTCGCGCGCAACGCTCTCATGCGCCCCTAGGAGGCACCGATGGCAGGCTACCTCAACAACCCCGGGATGGCGGCCTGGTTCGGCGTGCAACCGGGCCTCTCGGTGGCGGCGCAGAACATCGCCGCGGGCGGGCCGACGTACAAGCGGGCTTACGAGGACGAGCTCAAAGCCGGGGCGCAGGCCGGCAAGATCATGCAGGAGATCCGCAAGCTGGCGGCCGAGGCTGACCTGGCGGCGCAGGAGAGCGGGCGCGGCGCGCGGATGGAAAACCTCATGCTCGAGTCGGCGGCGGCGCGCGCCGGGGCAACGGTGCCCGAGGTCATGGCGGCGCGCGAGGCGCTGCGCGGCGGGCGAGCGGGCGGCGTCGGACCGACGGGTCCGGTCGAGTACACCAACCCGGCCGACCCGCGGAACAAGGGCATCCTGGCGGCGCTGGACGAGCTCGCGCTGTCGCTCGCCTCGCCCGGGAAGTGGACCCCGGAGAACATCGGGGGCTTGCGGGTTCACGCGGCGAAGGAACCCGGTGAGCGGGCGCGCTCGGGCGCGCTCGAGGAAATCGCGCGCCGAGCCACTGGGGAGAGCCCAGACAGTGCTTACGAGGTCTCGGGGCCCATGCTCGGGCACCACGCGCCGGTGGAGCGCGACCAGAGCGCGGCTTTCGTGAAGATGCTCAAGGCGGCGGGGATCGACCCGGCCTCGCCGGAAGGCAGGCGCCTGCTGACCGCGAAGCTCGCCAAGGAATCGACGCACGCGCCCGGCACGAACGTCAACGTGATGCCGCCAAGCAACGAATGGGTGCGCGGCGCTGACGGGCGCTGGTACAAGTGGCGCCTGGGCAAGGCGGGGCAATCGGAGCTCGTCCCCGCGCCCGCGGGCTTCACGCCGGGCAGTCCCACCGAGGACCCGATCCGCAGCCTGGTGCGCGAGACGATCAGCGGTCAGGGCGGCGCGCCGGCCGGCGGCGCGCCGAAGGCTCCCCCGAAGCGGCTCAAGTTCGACGCGCAGGGCAACCGGGTCAAGTAGATGATCGAGGCCGAGCTCGACGACGGCACCATCCTCGAGTTCCCGGACGGGACCGATGAGGCCGTCATCCAGCGCGCCGTGAAGCGCGAGTTGGGGCTCGCCGGCCCCGGGCCGGCGCCCTCTGAGCTTCGCAGCCTCGGGCAGGCCGCGGTGACGGCCGCGCAGAACGTGGGGCGCTTCGCGCTCAAGAACGTCGGGCAGGTGGCGCGCACGATTCTGGGCTCGACGCCGCTCGGCGGCGCGGCGCGCGCTCTCACTCCCCCGACGCGCCCGGAGCCTTCCTTGAGCGAGCGGATCGTCGCGCAGCAGGCCGACCTCGAGCCGATGCCGCCGGCCCCCGCAACGCCCGCCCCGGTGGTGCGCCTGCCGATGGGGCCGCCCGCGCCGCCGCCCGCGCCGCGCATGGCGCAGCCCTCGGGCAGTATCACGGCCTCGCCGGAGAGCCTGCCCGGCACGCCGCGGCGCCTCGCCGCGGAGCTCTACTCCGGCCTGCGGGGCGCGGAGGCCGGCGCGCGTGAGGCGCTCGGATTCGATGCCGAGGAGGCGCGCGCGAAAGCCGCGCAGGCGGCCGGGGTCGCGCGGAACATCGCCGAGACGCGCTCGAACGTGCCGCTCGCGGGCGGTCTGTCGGCGCGGCTCACCGAGCGCAACCTGTCGGACCTAGCGAGCACGGGCGTCTCGACGGTGGCCCCGCTCGTGGTGGGGGCGGTGGCCGGGCCCACGGTCGGCCTCGCCACGATGTTCCCGCAGGCCTTCGGCTCGGCCTACCTGCGCGCGCGCGAGGAGGGCTACGCCGTCGATGACGCCCTGAAGTTCGGCCTGGGAACCGCGGCGGCCGAGATCGGCAGCGAAGTCCTGCCGATGGCGAAGATCGCCGGGTTGAGCGGGCGCTCGATGGTGAATGCCTTCAAGGGCAACTCCAAGGCGCTCGGCGAGGTCGTCGGCAAGATGGCCGGGGTGCAAGTCGCCGAGGCGAACAGCGAGGCACTCTCGGCGCTCGGGGAGTTCGTGACGCGGCGGGCCCTGGATCATCCCGAGGCGACGGTCGAGAACCTGGCGCGGGACGCGGCGCAACAGTGGTGGGCGGCGATGCTCACGCCGGCCGGGGGAGCGGCGCTGATCCGCCCGGCGGCGCAGGCCGTGGGCGAGGCGGTGGCGCCGCGCGCCGCGGCGATGCGCGAGATCGCGAGCCTGATCGAGAACGCCCAGATGCCCGGGCCCCGCGAGCCGACGATCGGCGCGGAGAACGTCTCGCGCGCGTTCCCGCCGCAGGCCGAGCCGCCGTTCATCCCGCCCTACCCGCGCATCGAGGCGCTGGCCGAGACGCCCGAGGACCCGATCATGGCGGCGCTGAGGCAGGCCGAGCAGGTGATGGCGGCCGAGCAGCCGTACCCGCCGATCACGATGCGCGAGGAAGCGCCGGCCGAGGCGCCGATGATCCCGGGCACCGAAGCAGCGACGCCGCGCCCCCCAGCGGAGAGCGCCACGCAGATCGAATTGCCCGAGGCCTCTGCCGAGCCCAACGCGCCCGAGACTGCCGCGCCCCCGGTCCGAGGTCTCGAGCGGTTGCGCGCCGACCCGGGGCTGGCGGCGGCCATGACGGGGATGGCGCGCGCGGCTGGGGGGGAGGAGGCCGGCGGACGGCACGGGGATGGGATGGCGGGGCGCACGGCGTGGGTGCCCCGCGAGGCCTGGTTCGCGCGGATGCGGCGCGACATGGAGGCGTCGGGACTGGCGAATGAGCGCCAGATCCAGGCGGCCGTACAGAAAGCGATCGCCGGGCAGCGACTCGGCGCGCGTGAGCGGCGCACGGTCGAGTGGATGCTCGCCGAACTCGAACAGATCGAGGCGGCGCCCGCGGTGACGCAGGAGGCGACCGGCGTCCAACTAGACCCCTTCGCTGCCGACGACGCGCTGCGCGATGTGGGGCTCGCGCGCCAGGCGATGCCTGAGCTCGGACTGATGGCCGAGGCGCTCGCGCGCAACCCGCGCGCTGCCGAGGCCGTTGCGCTAGCCTTCCAGGAAGGAGACAACCTTCATGCAGCCCTCCGCGAAATCATCGAAACCGGCGACTGGTCCGGGGCCTTCCAGAGCGAAGCGGCTCCTCGAGGCCGCGAAGCTGTACCGGGAGAGGACGGCGGCGCGCCCGCAGACTTCCTTGCCGAAGCCCCCGAGGACGCCGACCTAGGCGGGCCGGACCTGTTCGGCGAGGAGCCGCGCCAGGCGCCCCGCGCCGAGATCGAGCGCGCGAAGCGCGAGGCGGCGAAGCGCAAGGCGCAGGAACAGGCGCCCGCGGTCGGCGACTTTCGCCTGACCGGGTCGGACCGGCCTGCCGACCAGGCCGCGGCGGCGGGGCAGCAGGAGCTCGTTGAGCACGTCGGGCCGCGAGCAGACGCCGACCTCCTGGGCGGCCCCCTGTTTGCCGAGGGGGACGGCAACCTGACGAGCGGCTCGCGAGCCATCCGGCGTCTGACCAAGGCGCAGCAAGCCAACATCGACTTCCTTCGTGCGCGGGCGCGGGAAGGCGGCGCGCCCGCGGCGCTGCTCGAGGCGCCGGCCGAGTGGGGCAAGCACGGGGAGGGGCGGTCCACTTCGGCCGGCCTCTACAACTACCTCACCGGCATCGCCTCGATGCGCGAGGAGCTCCTCGGGCGCGTGACGGAGAGCGAGCGCACTACGCGCTACGCGACGGGGATCGTGGTCCACGAGAGCGCGCACGCCCTGGACGACCTGGGCGGCGGGCGCTTCGTGTCCTCGACCTCGGAGCGGCTCGCCTTCGAGAACGCGATCCCGAAGGGCGACCTCGCCCAGGAGGCCTCGCGGGCCTTCGAGCGGGCGCGGGGCAGCGACGCGGTGGGGTTCTGGTTCAAGTATCCGTTCGGGTATCTCGGCCTGTGGAGCGATGCGCTCATGCAGATGGAGCTCTGGGCGCAGCTCGTGGGCTTCTACCACTACGATCGCGCAGCCATGCAACGCGAGTTGCCGATCGCCTACAATGCCGTGAAGGACCTCTATGCCGCCCTCGAAACGACTACCACCGACGGCCAGGCTCGTGCGGCGCTACGCGCTACGCTTCGGTCATCCAATCCCCCCGGCGCTTTTCAGGGACGCGGTTCTGTTGGGCCCGGAGTCAGTGGCAGCGTTGGAAGCGCGGGCGAGCCAGGCGCTCCGCGAGGGCCGCCCGGTGCCCGAGTGGGAGAGCTTCGAGGCGCCCGAGGGGACGTTGGAGGCGCTCCTGCAAGCCGAGTCGATGCCCAAGCAGTAGAGCTCGGCGCCGCGCCGCTGCCGCCGGAATACGGGCGGGCGAAGGCGGCCTTTCTCGCCGGGGCGCCGGTCGAGCCGCGCAAGGGGCGCCCGACCCACGTCAACTACGGCACCATCAACTCCACCGAGGACGTGAAGCGCGCCCTCGCGCTGACCTCGGAGGCCTACGAGCAGGAGATCCAGGCACAACGCCGCGGCGCCGTGCCGTGGGCGCAAACCTACGCGGAGGCCGTGCGGCAGTACGGGGACGTGAGCGGCCTCGGTCCCGAGGAGATCAAGCGGCGCATGGGTCGGCAGGCGGGGACTCCGGCCGGCGCCGCCGAGCTCGCCGCGCGGCGGGAGATCCTGACCCGTGAGGCCGAGCGGCTAGACGCCCTCATCGGGCCGGTGGCCGACGGCCGGGCGACCGAGCAGCAGGCCGCGGCCTTCCTCGAGCAGACTGAGCGCGTCGCGCTCGTCCTGACCTACTACCTGGGCGCCCGCGCCGAAGTCGGGCGCGCCATGAACATCCTGCGGAACATGGATCGGCTGGGCCTGCGGCCCGCCACGGAGGCCGTGGAGCGCGCCGCGGCGCCCCCGCCCTCCCGTCCATCCGCCGCGCCGATCGCGCCGCCACGGCCCGCAGGCGAAGCCGGCGGGGCCAAACCGTCAACGAGCCCGCCCGCGGCGCGGCAACCGGCGGGCGCTTCTCCTGGCGCCGCGCCGGCCAAGCCTGCGGCCGGGCTCACCACCATCGAGCAGTTGCGCGAGCTCGAGCGCATCCTGCAGAGCTACGGGGGCAAGGGCAAGGTGGTGGAGCTTGCCCAGGCCTTGCGGGCGATCCGGGAGGCGCGCCCGGGGCAGGTCGGTCCGCTCGCCGCGGCGGCGCGCAAGGCGGTGGAGCCCGGGGTGTGGGACGCCCTGGTGGAAGTCTGGAAGGCCGGGCTGCTCTGGATGCCCTGGACCCACGCGGTCAACGTCGCCTCGAACCTGACCTTCGCGGCGTTGCGGGTCCCGGAGACGCAACTGGCCGCGCTCCTGTCGCTCGCCCTGCCCGGCCCGCGGCAGTCGCAGGCGGAAGCTGCGGCGATGGCGGCGGGGGCGGTCATGGGCACGATCCGGGGGCTCAAAGCCTTCGGCACCGCAGCGCTCACGGGCGAGACGCCGCAGAAGGCCGAGACCCACCAGAGCGCATTCAAGGGCGAGACCTTCGGCCTGTCCGGGGCGCCGGCCAAGGCGGTGGACATCGCCGGGGACGTGCTGCGGGGCAGTTTCCGGGCACTCGGCGCCGAAGATGCCTTCTTCCGCGTGCTCGCGGAGGAAATGACGCGCTACCAGTTGGCCGTGGAGCGGGCGCGGCGCGAGGGCAAGAAGCCCGGCGGGCCGGGTTTCTGGGCGCGCGTGACCGACTTCGCGCAGCACCCGACCCCGGACATGGCAAAGCGCATGGCCGAGGAGGGCGATCGCTTCACCTTCAACCGGGAACTCGGGGAGAAGGGGCGGGCTTTCCAGACGTTCGTGCGGCGGGTCCACCTCGAGCCGGTGGTGCCGTTCATCCGCACGCCGGGCAACATCTTCAAGGAGGCCTTCCGCCGCACCCCGATTGCCCCGGCGGTGGCCGAGTGGCGGGCCGACATACGGGCCGGCGGGGAGCGGCGCAACCAGGCCCTGGCCGAAATGATGCTCGGCTCGGCGCTCGCCGCGTTCGGTGCGCTTCTCGCCTCGGCTGGGGTGTTGACCGGCGGCGGCGACCCGGAACGCGGGCGCAAGGCGGTGGACCGCGCCGCCGGCTGGCAGCCGTACTCGATCAACGTGGACGCCTTCGAGCGGCTGCTCGCAGGCGAGAAACCCGACCCGCGGCCCGGGGATCGCTACTTCGAGTACCGGCGTCTCGAGCCGATCGCCACGCCGCTGATGATGGCGGCCGACGGAGTGGAGTTCCGCGCCTACATGAGCAAGGAGGACCGCGACAAGTGGGCGCGGATGGTGGGCTTTGCCTTCGCGCAGAACGTCACGAACAAGACGATGCTCCGGGGGATGACCGACCTCGTGAACGTGGTCTCCGACCCGGAGCGCTACGGGGAAAACTACTTCGAGGGCTGGGCCGGCTCGATCGTGCCCGGGTTCGTCGGCGCTCCGGCGCTGTTGCAGGACGACACCATGCGCGAGACGACGGGCATGGCCGAGGCGATCCAGTCGCGAATCCCGCGTACCCCGCTCACGCCGGAGTTCAATCGCCAGGGGCTGCCGCCAAAGGTGGACGTGTTCGGCAAGCCCGTGCCGGCGCAGGAGCGCGCGCTCGGGTTCTCGCAGCGCTCCGAGCGCAGTACCGATCCCGTGCGCGCGGAGGCTGCGCGGCTGCGGCTGTCGCTCAACCTGCCGGCGAAGCGCGTCGATGACGTGCGCCTGCCGCCGGCCGAGTACGCGGCCTATGCGAAGCGCGTCGGGGAGATCTCGCACCAGGTCCTCGAGCGGCTGGTCAACTCGCCCGGCTACGAGCGCTTGAACGACGCGCAGCGCGCGCAGGCCTTCAAGATGGTGTTCGACGAAGTGCGCGCGCTCGAACGCGAGCGGCTCAAGGTGAGCCCAGAGCTCGGCGGGGCGCGCGGCGCGGCCGAGCGCGCTCTCAAGCGTGAAGGGATTGCGCGCTAAGATCGCGCCAAGGAGACCACGATGGCACAACCGACCCTCTACGAGCGCCTGACGCGCTTCTACCAGGACGAGCAGGATAGTGTGGCCGGCCGCTCGACGGTTCGCACGCAGAAACTCGACGACGAGCTCGACAACATCGAAACCTCGATCGCCGAGATCATCTACAACCTCTCGCTCCTGCAACGCGACGACGAGCTCCTGGGCAACGCGATCGTTCACCCGGACTCGTTCACCACGGCCTCGCTCGCCCTGATCGCGAGCACCTGGACTCCGCGCGGCCTGTGGGTGACGGCTACCGCTTACGTCGTGGGCGACGTGGTGGAGAACGCCTCGATCAGTTACGTCTGCGCGACGGCGCACACTTCGGGCACCTTCGCCACGGACAAGGCCGCTGGCAAGTGGGTGATCCTGGGCAATGCCACCGGCACGCTCGACGCCGACATGGTGAATTTCACGCCCTACGGGCCGATCTCCGCCACCGACGTGCAGGCCGCCTTACAAGAGCTCGCCGACGAGAAGGCCCTAGTTGCGGGCTCTGTCTCGCAGAAGTTCAGCGTCGCCGACGGGACCGCGCTTACCGATGCGGTTTCGCTCGGCCAGGTACAGAAGGAGGCCTACCAGTTCGCGGTCGCGACCGGCACCGGCAACGCGATGACGGCGGCTTTCACTCCCGCGTTCAACGCGACGACCAACCCCATCACCGACGGGGTGGAGCTTCGCGTGCGCGCCCCCAGCAACAACACGAGCGGCGCGCCCACGATCGACGTAGGCCAGGGCGCCGTGACGATTACCAAACTGGGCGGCGCGGCGCTCGCCACGAATGACATCTTCACCGGCCACGAGTTGCTGCTGCGCTACCGCGCGAGCCCCTCGCGCTTCGAGCTGCTCAACCCGGGGGCTCCGCCGACGGCTTACAACGCGGCGAGCCTTACGAGTTACTTCACCCCGAGCCGGCGCGGCTGGGGCGAGATCCTCGAAAGCGGGTGGGTGCCGTGGTCGGTGAACAACGCCTGGGGTGGTCCGTTCAACACGCGCCGCGATGGGCAGTGGGGCGACATGGCGACGAGCTTTGTCGGGGCGATTTCCTATGAGGCGCTTGCGTTGGACGCTGCGCGCACCTGGCTCGCTCAGGGGTTCCGGGTTGGCTCGGACATTACGGTGCAAGCGATCTGGGTCTGCGTCGGCAAGGCGGGCAGTGGAGCCAACCCGACGGGGAACCTCGAGCTTCGCATCATGGCCGACGACGGCACAGGCAAGCCGAGCGGCTCCTCGGCAATCACGAACGGTACGGCTACCGCGATCCCGGGCCGCGCCATCGGCGGCGGGGGGCACGCAACGTACAGCGAAGGCGATTGCAAGTGGCAGCGCTTCGTGTTCCCGACGCCCCCGAGCCTGACCGCGGGCACGCAGTATCACGTGTCGCTCAAGAGCTCGGCAGCGGTCGATGCCAACAACTACTTCCTCTGGGCCGGGACCCTTGCCTCCGGCCCGGCGGCGTACAGAACGACCTACCCGCATGGCGCGGCCACGCAGGCCAATGGGACTCCGACGTGGAGCACGGTGAACGCGCGGCGCTGCTTCATGGTGGAGCCGGCGACCTCCGAAATGTGGCTGCAAACCGGCGGGACGTTCGACGCCAAACTCGTCGGGATGGAGAACACGACCTACAAGAGCCTCTCGAGGGCGCTCTGCAAGCGGCTCTCGGAGTTCTTCGATCCGAACGGCGGCATGATTTTGCTGCGCGGTGGTGGCTGGACGAAGGATCGGACAATCTTTGACGCGATCTGGGGCCTGGACCACAACCGTTTGGTGGTGCGCGTGAACGCGACGACCGGGTATGTGCAGGTCGATCTGTACGAGGACGACGGGACCAAGCACACAATCACGGGCACCACCGACGTATCTGGCGCTGCGGTCAAGGACATCGCGGTGGCCTATCGCGCGATCGGCGACGGCAGCGACTACCTGCGCCTGTACGTCAACGGCGCGCAGGAGGCCGAGGGCACCGGCAAGACCATTACCTTCTCCCCCGACTTTGCCGCGCGCGGACACGCCTGGCTCATGGGGGGCTTCCCGATCGCGCCAACCTGGACCCAGAAACTCAACATGGGGTCGCTGCCGAGCTCCGATTCTCCTGTCTGGACGTTCGGCGGCACGGCGACCGAAGCCGATGCCTTTCAGATTCAGGACGGGCGATTGCACCAAAATATCTACGGCTACGGGAGCACCGCAACCGGCTACTACACGCGCGGTAGCCTTTCGCTCTCGAACACGAACGGCTGGACCGTCGCGACGCGCGTGCAGGTGCCCATGTCTCCGAACGTAGCGGAGGCCAACTACGCCAATGTCGAGGTGTTGGACGGCACGAAGTACTGCGGGGTCATCATCGGTTCGACGGCGGCTTTCGCTTACGATGGGGCCCTGTCACCTCTGTCCTACCACGCCTTTTCGGAGCCTGGCGTGCCGCGCACCCTCATGCTCTGTGGCAAGGGCTCCGATCAGTTCGTGTTCATGGACGGCGCGCTGCTGGCGGACAACTCGGGGCGGTTTGTAACGTCCTCGGGCTCCAATGCGATCACTTTCGGGGATCAATCCTCCACGGCCGGGGCGAACGCCGAAGTCTGGTGGGATGAGTTCGCCTTCTATAACACCGCCTGGATCATGCCGGAGTTCTCGAGCGGAACACTCGCCGAGTTCGGCTACTGGAACGCCGACCGCTCCGTGCTCCTCTCGCCGCTTTGGAACAGCGGAACGCCGCAAAGCATCCAGGCGACCCTCGGTCTGCACCGCAGTTATCTGGAAGGACCAGAGCGGGTTCAGGAGTCTTTCTACCCGTACACCGCCACGTTCTCGAATGCCACGTCGGGCTACGGGCCCGTCCCGGGTTGCAGCCTGTTCGTCGTCGGGCGCAAGATTCGCGCGAACACGCAAGCTCAGTCGTATGGCAACACGGGGGACACGATGTTCCACCGGCTGAACATCGACGGGTTTGTGCCGCAACGCGCGCTCGTCACCGGCGCGGGCTACTACGGAACCACGGGCGGCACGGGGCTTACTTTCGGCCAGGCGACTGGCTCGGACATTCACGGAATGACGCTCGCGCGTGAGATGGTGGCGGTGCCTGGGGTATACCAGGTTCACTACAGTTTCGTGGGGCAGGGGGGAGCTGGGCGGCTCGACAACGCCAATATGCGAGTGGGGACGCGATGATCCTCACCCCGCACTTCACCCTCGAGGAGCTCACGGTCACGCAGCAGCGCGGCCTGGACAACTCGCCTCCGCCGTGGGCGGTCACGAATCTCCGCATCACGGCCGAGGGGTTGGAGCGGGCGCGGGAGATCCTCGAGCGGCCCATCATCGTGACGAGCGGCTACCGATCGAAGGAGGTCAACGCTGCGGTGGGTGGGGCGGAGCGCTCGGCGCATCTTCTCGGGCTGGCGGCCGATTTCATCTGTCCGGGTTTCGGTTCGCCCGCGAAGGTGTGTCGCGCCCTCGAGGGGCGCGCCGACTTCGCGTTCGATCAACTCATCTTCGAGTGGACCTGGGTGCACGTCTCGTTCGAGCCGCGGCTGCGCCGCGAAGTGCTGACACTGGACCGCGCAACGCGCAAGTATCTCAGGGGGATCATCGAATGAAGGAGTGGGCCGACTGGATTGCATCGGTGCTCGGTCTCAAGGCGGAGTTGCTGCTGCCGGGCTTGATCGGCGGCATCCTCTCGTTGCGCTGGTGGGACGGGTTGACGCGGGTCGGCAAGGTGGGCGTCGTGCTGGGCGGGATCGCGTGCGCGCGCTACCTTGCCCCTCCGGCGAGCGCCTGGTTCGAGCTCGGCAAGGTGCGGGGCGGGGATGAGCTCGCCGGGTTCATGTTCGGGTTGTTCGGGATGAGCGCCGCGGCGGCGCTCGCGAAGATCATCGGGCAACTGGACTTCGACAAGGTGCGCGCGCTGTTTCCAGGGGGCCGACAATGATCTCTGTGGTGTTCGCTGCGATCGTGGTGGTGCTTGCGACGACGACCCTCGTCCTGTGGGTTCACCCCAACTACGATGACTGCCTGCTCGGGCGCATCGGGCTGCTTCTGATCCTCGGCGGGGCGGTGGTAGCGATGTACTGGATGGTCGTGGGACAAGCCCACTACGAGCCCTACGCCGAGACGATCACGATGCTCGGCGGTCAGGCGACGTTCAACGTCTGGCTCGTCTGGCGCTTCCTGCGCAAGCAGCGCCGCATCCGGCGCGGCCTGGACGTGGACCGCAAGGCGGTGCCCCATGCTTGATGCTGGCCTAGGGCTTGGCTCCTCGGCCTGGGCGCTCGCGCAAGCTGTCCCGTGGATCTGGCTCGGGAGTGCTCTCGTCTGCGGCGGGCTCGCGGTGGCGGCCTTCTACACCGGCGCGATCAAGGCGGGGTTGATGTTCGTGCTCGCGACCTGCTTCTGCCTGTGGTCAGGCTATCTCGTCGCGGGGCGCGACCAGGCGCGCAGCGAACTCGCCGCGGTGCAGGCGCGGCTGGCTGCGGCCGAGGATCATGTGCGCGTGGCGCGGCAGGAGCTCGCGACCTGTCGGGCCGGCGTGGCGGAGCTCGAGCGCGCCACGAAAGCGGCCGCGGCGCGCGTCGCGGCCCGACTGCGCGAGGCCGAGGCGCGCAACGCGGAGCGCGAGGGTAGGATCGCCGAATTGGAGGCGAAACTCTCGGCCCCGACTCCCGAAGGAGGCACCTGTGCGACTGCTATCGCTGACTTTCGTCGCCGCGCTCTTGCTGACTAGCGGGTGCGCGGGCTTCCAGCCTGCCGTCGAGGTCCCGGTGGTCATCGCGGCCCCGTGCGTCTCGCGCGCGCAACTGCCGGCGAAGCCGCGCATCCGCTCGGATGCGGAGCTCGCCCGGATGGACGACTGGCACCACGTCAACGCGCTCTACGCGGAGCGCGAGGCGGCGATCGTGTACCAGGCGAGGCTCGAAGCGCTCATCGAGGGCTGCATCACCCAGGACGGGAAGTAGGCCGCCGGCGGCCACTGGACGATGCCCGGGCCGTCCTGGACGAGCGCCGCGCCGGGGCGAGGGTCGGTGCCCCGTGGTTTGGGATTGCCCGCGGCCTTGCGGCGCGCGCGGTACTCGCGCCAGTAGGCCGCAGGGCGGCGCTTCTTTCTCATAGGTCGATTCGCTTGGTGAGTTCGCGCACCTGCTGGGCGATAAGGCGCAAGCGCCCGATGTATTCGAAGAGCGCCAGCCCCATCGGGCAGCGCACGGGCGACTCGGCGGTTTTTTCGGCGTGGAGAGGCGAAGAGGGGATGCCCATCTGGACCGGGGCGAGCAGGTCCATGAGGACGTTCACGGCGTCCTTGAGTTCGGCGGTCGTGTCGTCGAGGGCCGCGATCGCAGCGGCGATGGAGCCGGCGCGTGCGTTGGCGCTGGAGGCGCGGATGAAGTCGGGGATTGGGGACGGGTTTCTTTCGATGGCCATGATAGTCTCCTAGGACTGGACGGGATCGGTGGCGGGGGGCTGGTCGATGGTGACGGGCGCGTAGATCTCGGCGAGCCCCTCGAGCGTTTGCGGCTTCGCGACGCCGAGGGCGGCGCGCAACTTGTCGGTGCCGCTCTTCGTGGTCTCGGGGGCGGGGAGGGCGGCGGCCTGGGCCTCGATGATGCGCTGCGCCTCGTCCTCGTCGTAGATCCCGGAGAAGCCGAACGCGACGCGCGCGCCCTGGATCAGGGCCTTGTGGCGCAGCATCCGCTTGGTGTGCGACTGCCAGGGCCCGATCACCAGACTGCCGTCGTTGCGAGCGATGGGCGGGCGGTAGCACTCATCGAGGTATTCCCGCACGGTGATCGACTCGGCGCGATCCTTGCGGCGGAACACCGCTTCGATCCACTCGGGGCAGGGCTTCGCCTTGGCGTCCACCTGGACCAGCTTGGTGGGCTGCTTGAACGTGAGGCCGTTGAACGCCTGATGCTCGTTGATGATGCGCGCCCAGCCGTCTACGCTCACCACGGGCACGATCGCGCCCGACTTGTCGCGGTAGGCGTAGATCTCGCGCGTGAAGGGGTTGAGGTTGTATTGGTCGGCGACGATGAGCAGGGCGGCCATCTGCTCGTGGGTCGGCGGGTCGCCGACGGCCTGGCGGAAGGCGGTCGCCTTGAGGATCTCGAGCAGTTTGTCGGCGTCGATCGAGAACCTCTCGGCGAATTTCTCGACGAGTCGGCGGCGCGGGGCTTCGGTGCTCATGCTCATCCTTTCGTGATCCGCAGGGTGCGGTGGACAGTTTCGATGGTGTAGGCCTTCACGACATCCGGGAAGGCCTCCTTGAGGCGCTTCTGGTCCAGGTAGGCGCCGCGCTGGCGCTTCCAGGTCGCGAAGGGGCGCCCCTCGAAGCGCAGCTGCGCGTCCTCGAGGGCTGTCTGCACGGGATCATCGGTCTCCGGCGGCAGACCCCATGCGCGGTAGATCCCGAGGCCGATCAGCCGCTTGAGTTCCTCCTCCTCGGCTGCGTTGGCCTTGATCGCGGCGCGCAGCTCGGCGAGGCGCGTCACGGCGGCGAAGGTCTCGGCGTCCACGTCGGCGGGCTTCCCACGCCACTTGCGGTAGAGCAGGGCAACGTCCTCGTAACTCACGGGCGGCGGCGGCACGCGGGGTAGGACGTGCTCGCGCCAGAACGCGATCTCGCGCTCAAGCATCGCCCGCAGGGCATCCTCGTCGCGGAGCACGCCGAACAGCACGAGGTTGTCGAGGCCGAACAGGGCAGCGACGACGGTAGCCGGCGCGCCGGTCACGATCTGGCCGTGCCAGGCCTGCGCGACGTAGTGGATTGGCACTTCCTCGGAGCCTTCCTCGCCCCATTCCGAGGCCTTGAAGGGATGGACGGTCTTGATCTCGCCGTTGAGCGGCGTGCCGTCCGGGATCGCGGCGAGGGTGGGCACGCGCTCGCGCAACGCGGGGGTCATGCGCGTTTCAAAGTCGATCTCGGCCGCGAGGAAGGTCAACTGCGGGTGGATGTACCGATTCGGCTCCGCGTCGAGGGAGAGTTTCACGATCGGTACCCCTTCGGCCTCGAGCATCCGCGCGATGACGGGTTCTTGTTCCTTGCGCCGCTGAAAGAAACGGCGCTTCTCGTCCGTCAGGGGCGCTTCCTCGACCTGCCCGGTTTTCAGGCGCCAGAGTTCGAGCGGCGTGCGCCACGGCGAGACGCCGAAGATCACGGCGGCGTCCGAGCCACCGAGAAACTGCTTGCGGTCCATCGTTTCCTCCGAGTAGGTGTTGCGGTGATGCATTGACCCTCCGGCGAGGGATGCGGTACAGTAGCGCGGAATCAAAGCGAGGTCAACATGAAAATCGAGATCGTCAACGAGCTCCCGCCCGCAGAGTTCGCGAAGGAAGTGCTGCGGGGCGCCCGCAAGGAGCTGCTTGGCCTGGTCGAGCAGCGCAAACTGGCGCAACTCGCCCATGTGTCGGGGGTGGACTACCGCACCTTGCACGGTATCGCCGGAGGCGAGTATCAGGAGATTCGCTGGGAGTGGGTGGTCAAAGCGCTCGCCCCCCTCGGCTACCGAGTGCAGCTGGCCCCCTGCCGTCACTTCTTGCGCTGGGAGCCCTGAGCGTGTACGTTCGGCCTGTCGGTCTGGCCGCCGACGGCTGTCCCCTGGGGCCCGGTGCCCACGAACGCCGGGCCCCATTCTTCAACCTGCGTGGGGGGTTGTATGCACTGGTTCCCGTTCTACTCCTCTGACTTCATCGCGGGCACGATCGGGTTGTCGTTCCTCGAGCGCGCCGCCTATGCCTGGATGCTCGTGATCTACTACGAGCGCCGGGCCCCCCTGCCGAACGATCTGCCGCGCCTGTTCCGCCTGCTCGGATGCGAGTCGATGGCCGAGAAAAACGCCGTCCAGTACGTTCTCGAGCAGTACTTTGTGCAGTGCAGCGACGGGTGGTACAACGAGAAGGCCGAGGGGGTCATCGCAAAGCAGGCCGAGCAACGTCAAAGACTTAGCGCCGCCGGGCGCAAGGGTGGCTCAAGCCAGGCTCAAGCCAGGCTTAAGCCAGGCTTAAGCCAGGCTCAAGCCAGGCTTAAGCCAGGCTTAAGCAAACTAGAGCCAGAGCTAGAACCAGAGCTAGAACCAGAGCTAGAACCAGAAGTAAAACCTCCTCAGCCTTCGGCTGAGAGTCCTCACGCCGAGCTGCCGCTCGCCGTGACGACCCGTCCGCCCCCGGCCCCGATCCCCTACAAGGCGATCGTGGACCTGTACCACGAGAAACTCCCGATGCTCCCGAGGGTGTTCGAGCTGTCACCAGCCCGCAAGGCGCAGATCAGGGCGCGCTGGAAGTCCGGCGCCCTCCCGGACCTTGATGCCTGGGAGGCGTTCTTCGCGGAGGTCGCGAAGTCGAAGTTCCTGACCGGCAGGGCGCCGCCGGCGCCGGGGCGTAAGCCGTTCCTTGCCGACCTGGAGTGGATCACTCGGGAGTCCAATTTCCTGAAAATCGCGGAGGACCGATATGCCTGACTTCCGTCGTCGCAAGACCCAGGCGAATCCCCTGGTCAAGGTCACCCCGGGGGACCAGAGCGAGGACGCGCGTTGCGGCTACGTCTCCACGCAGCTAGGGCGCTGCCAGTTCTGGGGCGCGGTGCGCGCGGGCTTCTCGGGGCCGTTCTACTGCGCGGAACACCGCAGGCACCAGATCGGCCCGGAGGCCGAACAGGTGGCGGAGGTCTCGCTTGCGAAAGCGCCGCGTCGCTGGGACCTCAAGCAGGGCGAGCTCGTGGACGCCGCCGGTCAGGCCGAGACCTCGCCAGAGGAGTGGGAGATCGTCGCGCAGGAGGTTGCGCGCACGCACGGCGTCGATCCGGCGCTGCGCCCTCGAGAACGCGCTATCGCGATCGCGCGCAAGCTCGGCCTGGTCGGCGCGGTGGGCGAGTTGTTCCAGGGGGCAAGGCGGACGCCCCATGAAAAATGACGACTCAGGACGACCGCGACTACGACGCCGACCTGGTGCGCGAGGCGTGGCTGGAGCGGCGACGGCGCAGCCGCCTCTCGGGGCCATGCGTCTGCGGTGACGACCTGCCGGGCCGGTGTCCGGGGCGCGAGAACTGCCCATACGCGCAGGAGGAGGAAGAATGACCAAGCCGTATATGCCCTCCAACGGGACCGAAGGCGACATGTTCGACGATGTGTTCTGCTCGAGGTGCGAGCGCGATCGAGCCTACCGGGATGGCGGGATGGTGGATGCCGAGCTAGGCTGCCCGATCCTCGCCGCCGCGCTGCGCGGCGAGCAGCCCGGCGAATGGGTCTGGCAGGGGTTGGATGCTGATGGCGTGCTCGTCATCGGATCAGAGACCGGGGCGCGCTGTACGGCGTTCACCCCAATCCCGCCGCAGCACGTTAACCTGGCACGCGAACTCTCGGACGAGGAGCGCGCGGCGCAGGGTACGTTGTTGTGACGGCCTATTACAACGAGATCGACCCGTTCGCCGCTCAGTGGCTCCGCAACCTCATCGCCCGCGATCTGATCGCCCCCGGAGACGTGGATGAGCGAAGCATCGTCGAAGTCCAGCCCTCCAACCTGCGTGGATACAACCAGTGCCACTTCTTCGCCGGCATCGGAGGATGGAGTTACGCCCTCAGACTTGCAGGATGGCCCGATGACCGACCTGTTTGGACAGGCTCTTGTCCCTGCCAACCCTTCTCGGTCGCAGGGAGGCTCGGTGGCTCAGCAGATGAGCGCCACCTATGGCCTGCGTTCTGCCGTCTCATCCGCGAGTGCCGCCCTGCAACACTCATGGGCGAGCAAGTTGCAGGAGCGGCTGGATACGCGTGGTGGGACCATGTTCACGCTGACCTGGAAAGCGCAGGCTACGCCGCTGCGGCGGCAGATTTGCCGGCTTGCAGCGTCGGCGCCCCGCACCGGAGACAGCGGTTGTGGTGGGTGGGCGACGCCGACGACCCGCGACTGGAAGGACGGCGCGACGACCTTGGAGAACACGCCGGTCAACTCGCTGTTGGGCCGCCAAGTCCTTGGCGCGATCTCGCCTGGCTCCCCTGCTCAGACGGGAAGGCCAGGCCGACTCTCGCCATTGTTCAGTGCGTGGCTCCAAGGCTATCCGCCGGAATGGTGCTTGGCCGCGCCAGAATCGAAGCGGAGGAGGGAATAGATGGGGCGGCCACAGATTCCGGTGCGTTTGAAGGCTTGCGATCAGTGCGGGGCGACGATGGAACGCAAGCGATACCGCTCGACGTTGGAGGACAGGGAGGCATACAGGCGCCGGCGCTTTTGCGGTCAGAAGTGCATGGCGAAGTGGATGGAGGAGCGGATCAGAGTGCCGAGCGCATCTGCTGGGAGACGGCAGGCCACGAAGACGATGAAGTCGGCCTGCGAACGATGTGGCTCGGCGAAGAGGAGGCACGTTCACCACAAAGACGGGAATCCGCTAAACAACGATCCGATGAACCTCCAGACATTG